CATCTTTAACCTATATAAGGACATTTCCAAATGGCAATCACAACGGCAATGTGCAGCAGCTTCAAGCAAGAGCTTCTTGGAGGTGTTCACGATTTAGACACTCATACTTTAAAAGTAGCTCTAATCAAATCCTCAATGTCAGGCACTTACGGTGCAGCTACTACAAACTATTCTGACGTTACAGGTAACTCAGATGAAGCTACTGGAACAAACTACTCAGCAGGTGGACAGAACCTTGATGGTGCAGCAATATCACTATCAGGAACTACTGCCATCGTAGACTTTACTGATGAAGTTTTCTCAAACCTAACCCTTACTGCAAGAGGTTGTATCATATACAATTCTTCTGCAAGCAATAAAGCTATCGCAGTCTTTGACTTCGGTGGTAATGTTAGCGCAACAAGCGGTGATTTTACGATTGTATTTCCAACAGCAGATGCTTCCAACGCTGTTATCCGCATAGCCTAAAGGTAGAACACAATGGCACTAATTACAAAAGATCGTATCAAAGAGGACACAACAACCACAGGTACAGGAGCTTATGCTTTAGGTGGTTCGTCTGCTACCTTTGATACGTTTCAATCGTGTATGTCTAATGGTGACACGACTTATTATGCCATTGCACATACAACATCAGGCACAGACGAGTGGGAGACAGGTATAGGTACATGGAATACTGGTAATACTCTCACTCGTACTACTGTTTTAGCAGGATCTAATGGAACTAGCGCAGTAAACTTTAGCGCTGGTACTAAAAATATTTTTATGTCTGTACCTGCAGACCAGACACGTTTAGGTCTTACTGCAACTACTGCAGAGCTAAACATATTAGATGGTGTAACTTCCACAGCAGCAGAATTAAACATATTAGATGGTGTAACTTCCACAGCAGCAGAACTAAACATCCTAGACGGAGTTACTTCAACGGCTGCAGAACTAAACATTCTAGATGGCGTCACATCTACTGCTGCAGAGTTAAACATTCTTGATGGTGTAACTGCTACGGCAACAGAACTAAATTTGTTAGACGGAGTTACAGCTACTACGGCTGAGTTAAACTACGTAGATGGTGTAACCTCTAACGTTCAAACCCAGTTAGATACCAAAGGACCACACATGACAATAGCTGTCACTGTGTCAAATCCTGGTTCTGGAAATAAATATTACTTGGATGGTGCTTTACAGCAAACAGCACTACTACCAAAGTCTGTGACTATAAGATTTGACCAGTCAGACTCGTCCAACGCATCACACCCTTTAAGACTGTCAACCACTTCAAACGGTACACACGCATCAGGTTCAGCTTTTACCACAGGAGTCACAGAAGTAGGAACTCCGGGTTCGGCTGGAGCTTACACACAGGTAACCTTAGAGCAGGACGCACCAGACGTATTGTACTACTATTGCGGTAACCACTCAGGCATGGGTGGAACTGCGTACAGTGGTAAAGACTTTAGTACACTGACATCTACTGTAGCAGAACTTAATATACTAGACGGTGTAACATCCACTGCTGCAGAGCTAAACATTCTTGACGGTGTTACATCAACAGCCGCAGAGTTAAATCTTCTAGATGGTGTAACTTCAACCACAGCAGAACTAAATTATGTAGATGGTGTAACCTCAAACGTACAAACACAGTTAGATGCAAAGTTAGCTCTAGCAGGTGGTACTATGACAGGTGCTTTACGTCAGGATGTAGACACTGTAGCAGGAGGTGGTAGTACAGTTACAATAGACCTTGCTGCTGCTAACAACTTTAAAGTAAACATGACAGCAGATACTACCTTTGCTTTTTCAAACAAAGATGCAGGGCGTTTTGGTAATATAGTATTTGTACAGGATGGCACAGGAGGGCATGACTTTACTTTACCAGCAGAATGTAAAACACCAGTTAACGGTGCTGCTATTGTACAAAGTACTAATGCTAACGAAGTAAGTGTGTTAGGATATTTTGTATTAGATAGTAGTAACATATTAGTTAACTACATTGGAGACTTTGCATAATGAGTGGATTAGGTTTCTTAGCTAGTAAGAAAGAGTTTACAACTAGTGTAACCACTTCTTTTGATACTACAAAGAGTACTACGACTACTTTTAATACTACAAATAGTACTACGACTACTTTTAATACGTCAAATAGTACTACGACTACCTATTCAACCTCAAAAAGTACAACTACTAGTTATACTACAACATATAATACATCTCATACAACAACAGGTAGCTGGACAGGTTATGTGCATGGAAACGGTGGACAAGGTGGCTGGCTTTATTACACAAACTACCCTCAACCTCAAATAGTTTATTGGGCTGGTAATCAAGTTGGCTACGCTGCACAATTTTTTGGCGTAACTATTGCAGGTACTGATGGCGCACAATATCAAAGACAGGGCAACGCTTTTAGTTCAGGTTATAATCAGTTTTTAGGAAACATTTATAACTATATGTTTAGAAGAAATCCAGGTAATACCACAACTACCTATACAACTTCGCATGGTACAAGTCATTCAACTACAACAACATTTAACACATCCCATTCAACTACCACCACTTTTACTACAACAAATTCTACAACTACCACTTTTACTACAACAAATTCTACAACTACTACTTTTAGCACTACAAGAAGTACAGACAGGACAACTTCATTTTATGCCTAATGTAGCAAAAACGGTTGACTCAAAGTACTCTCACCAAATTTCAGATCACATTGACTCAATGCTTGATCCAAATTTTCCCGAATTAATAAAGTGGGATGCAAAACATCTTGCATTAGTAGATGTTGAAAGATACCTTAAACATAAAATAAAAGAAACTAAGTTTGATTTAAGCTATGATGTCACTGCAATAGAAGAGTTAAATTTTAAAACAATTAACTACACAACCTTTGCAGGTTCTTTAATTTTACATCCTTTAAATTTTGAACAGTCTTTACGTCAAATGTCAGACGCTTACGCTGATCAATTAAAAGGTAATCATATTAGTCACTTACAAGGGCATATTAAAAAAGGAAATTACTTTAGTAAATACAGTATACGTGACGTAAAAAAAGCAGAAGCTAAAGAAGCCTTAGTTATTTTAACTGGTGGTAATAAACTAAAGAAACATTGTTGTGCTGGAAAGCTTAAATATATTTTAAATAAGCACGGAAAAGATAATGTATTATTTAAAAAACACCCAGTTAGTCACAATGACGTATATGAGGAATTGTCAGAATTTTTAGGTGGTATTAATTTTGCTGATGGTCACAGTGATTTATTTCAACTTATAAAAAAATCAAAATATATATACTCAACTATGATGTCTGAAAGCGCACTGATAGCTAATATACTAGGTAAAAAAGTAGACCACTTCGATTTACTTCAGAACAGAAACACAACTTCGTTTGGGCATATAAACTATTATCTTTACACCACATCAAAACCTTTAGAATGGGCAGCAACTGCTTTCGCATCACCTAAATCAGGAGTTATAAATCCTTTAGTTGAGGCTAACTGGGCAGAAAAAATAGATGCTTACTTTGATTATATAACAGAGTTGCACTCTTTTTATGATAAAGCATATATAATGAGTGATACTAATGGCAAGTAATACAGAAATAAATACAGAAAAAAAGAACCAGCTTCTTAGTGATTTAGATTACACTATAGCTGTATGGTGTAAAGATAATTTGCCTCACGGATATTTTATAAACCTTGATATTATTAAAAACTATCAAGCAGCTATTTCTCTTATAGATTTATCACAAAATCCAAGTTCAATTACATGGCCTTTATTAGAATTTAGATCTGACGATTTTGATGCTTTAAAAAAGCACCTTCTTGATCAAGGCCCAGAGCCAAAAGAGTATTTGTAAATGCTAAGTTTTACAGCCATAGCTGAAGTAACTGTAGGTGAGTTTTCAGCCTCGCCGCATAGACAGGCTCCTGTTACAGGTGTTGTTGGTACTGGTGCTGTTAATGCATTAAGCCTTGGTGCTGACCAAGCGTATGCTGCTACTGGTGTTGCTGCTACTGGTCAAGTTACAACAGCAATAACAAATGCTACTGTAGATGCTGACGGTAATATAACGCCAACAGGTGTGGCTGGTACTTCTGCTGCTGGCTCTGGTTTGTATGGCAATGGTTATATTTCTACAACTCCAACAGGTGTAGCTGGTACTTCTGCTGTAACTGCAAATAGTGTTAACGTTAATAAGCAGCTTTCAACACTTGTAGGAACAATCGGTGTAGGTGTTAACAATGAAATAATTAATGTCTCTGTTAAAGCTAATGTCACCCTTGGGTCACTTTTAGGCACTACAAGTATAAATAATTCTAAATACAATGTAAATAAAACCCTAACAGGTGTAGCTGGCACTAGTGTAGCAGACTGGCGTGATGACGATTCAGACATACCAAACGGCATATACAGGGCTGCAGAAATTGTTTTTCTAAACACAGACTTTAGAAGATCAGCAACAGTAAATGTTGTACCCTATAAAGAATATAAAGTATATATAAGTAAGTAAGGATTTCTTATGGCATATAAGTGGCCTGATTTAGACCCAGACGAAGTTGCAGATTTCAGCGTAGACTGGTCACGTTTCTTAGGAACGGATACGGTAGCAAGCGTTGTATGGTTAGCTAATGATACTCTACTAGAAAACAATGTTGCTTTAGGTGGTGTTAGTGGTGACTTAATTTTACTACAACCAACCAACACAACTACAGTAGCAACTGCTCGTTTTTCAGGTGGCATAAACGGAACAAGGTATAAGATTACCTGTAGGATTACTACATCAGGTAGTAAAACTTTTGAAAGAAACATCTTTCTAAAGGTTAGGAGTAGATAATAATGGCTTACGATTTTATTGGCCTAGTTAACGATGTTTGTGGCAGACTTAATGAAGTTAAACTAACGACTGCCAACTTTGCAACAACAACAGGTTACTACACTTTTGTTAAAGAAGCTGTTAATTCTTCTATAAGACACATACAACAAGAAGAGTTCGAGTGGACTTGGAATCACATAGAACAAGAATTAACATTAGTTGCAGGTGTATCTAGAGAATCTTTTCCTGCAGATACTAAAAATATAAACATGCAGTCTTTTAGAATAAAAAGAAATGCAACTCTTGGTAATGGAACTGAACATTTAAAAGAAATAACATACGAAGAATATTTAGAAAAGTATGTAGACCAAGAGTATGACTCAGATACATCTAACAGGGGTTTGCCCCGAATGATTGTACGTGCGCCTAGCAGAGAGTTTATACTAGTACCTGAACCTGATAAGGCTTACACATTAGTTTATGAATATTATAGCCTTGGGTTTGATTTAGAAGTACATGATGATGTACCCTCCATACCAGAACCATACAGACATGTTATTATAAATGGTGCTATGTATTATGCATACCAGTTTAGAAATGATGCACAAATGGCTAACATGTCTTTGCAAATGTTTGAAGATGGTATAAAATATTTAAGATCTTTACACATAAATCGTTACAAAGAAATAAGAGATAGAAGAGTTAGTTTTTAATGGCTACAGGCTGGAATACATTTCCCATAGAATTTAGAGGTGGTTTAATCTCTAACATGAGTTTGCTACAGCAAGGAACTAATGCTGTTGGCTCTGCTTCTACTTTACAAAATTTTGAGGTAGACAAAGAAGGCGGCTATAAAAAAATAAAAGGCTATTCTAAGTTTTCCGCTACGACAATTCCTGGTACAAGTGATACATTAGGTATCAAAGTAATATCTAATGCAAGATTAATAGCTGCTCGTAAAGCAAATGCTGCTACTATAACAGCAAGACAAACTGCTACAGCAGATGTAAACGGAGCTACATCATCTGCTACTGCTGTTGTGTTAGATAGAATAAGAAGCCATACTGGTAAGTCTGGAACTAATACATCAGGCTCTGGAACAGGTGGTACATTTAATATTACTAATACTAACACAACTTATACAGCAGCAGTAAATGCTGCAGGTTCTGGGTACGCAGTAGGCACAACTATAAAAATACTTGGTACAGATTTAGGCGGCACTTCAGCTACAAATGACGCAACAGTTACAGTTGCTAGTCTAGCACCTAACACTTATGTGAATCCAACGCAGTCTAGTTATAGTGGGTCTGGAAGTAGTGCTACTTTTAATATTACCAAAACAGGAACTACATACACTGTAGCTATTACTGCAGCAGGTTCAGGTTTTACAGCTAATGAGACACTTAAAGTAGTAGGTACGCTGCTAGGAGGTGCTACTACTGCTAATGATGCAACCATAACAATAACTACAGTAAATGGATCAGGCGGTGTAACAGGTGCTACAATAGCTGGTACAGGTTTAGCAGACGCTGTTGGTGCTATAGGAACAATAAGTATAACTGGTACTGGTACAGATCTAGGAACTATACGAGTAGGTATGCATGTAACAGGTTCAGGTATTGCTGGTTCTGTGACTGTGGCTGCTGTAACAAATCAAAACAATATAACTCTTTCGTCTGCTCAATCTTTATCTGATAATACAACTCTTACATTTGGAGATCTGGCTGCAGCAGATGAAAACAAAACTGCTTATTACTACAGCACTGGTACTGATTGGGTATTTACTGCTGTTAGTACAAACACAAACGGTGGTAAAGTAAATCACGCTGAGTTTAATTTTGATGGTACTGATAAGATTGTTTTTGTTGACGGTACAAGCTACCCTAGTATATATAATATATCAAATAATACACAAACAAACCTAACAGCCGCAAGTGCAAACATTAATACAGATGTGTTGGGCGCAGAACGTGTAGTAATATTTAAGAATACAGCTTTCTATACCAAAGAGAATAAACTTTTCTTTACAGCACCTTCTACAGTAGATAACTTTGCAGTAGCTGACGGTGCAGGTACTATAAAC